GTTTAACTTCGGAAACCTTCAAGCAGCGCATCAAAGACTTCTACTTCAAGCACGACAACAAGCTCGCCGCTGCCTACTTTGAATTAAACAACAACGACCTCCTGTTTGAGGAGATAACGGATGACGATAACGTCTACAAGATTATCCCCTTCCAAACAACTGCCCAATCTAAGCCTGAGATTATCAGAAACCTCATCAAGTTGTTTGAGGACAAGATTATTAAGATACCTGACTACGATGAGCTGGTGAAGGAGTTGTACGACTTCAAAAGCAAGCGTAATCCAATCACCGGAAACTTGCAGTTCAGCAACACTGAAGGCAAGCACGACGATATGGTTATGAGTTTAGCCATTTGCGCTTATTGCGCAAGGGAGGAGCAGGATGGTGGCGTAACGATGTTCTTATGAGGCTAAGAACCCATATAAAACTTTTTAATGCCATTTCAGACGGAGAGTACGATGACTCTCTGGAGGTATTCTCTGTAAAAGAGCGGCTTGAGATAATAATAGCAAAGGATAAGATATATCCATTGCCAAAGGCTCCGGAACAAGAAAGGGTAAGGTCTATGTCCGAGAAGTACAACCTTTACACGAACATACTTCATATGAGCCTCGGTCAGTTTATTATGCTTGAGTCAGAGCTAAAGGCGGAGAATAAGCGTGACGAAATAATAGCATCATTAGTCATACGGCCAAAAGATGAAACAGATTATGACAACCAAGACCAAGAAAGGGAAGAGGATATCGTTAACGCATTGCTTGATGAGGACATAAGAGATGTTCATTCCGTAATTAGCGCTATGATGCTAAATAGGGAATTCACTCTCTTCACAAAGTTTAGTGGCGTCCTATACAACCGCTACGAAAAAGAAGACGAGGAGGAGGAGGAGGAGGAGAATGAAGGCGGAAAGAATAAAGAATCCATCGGCGAGGACCAGTTTAGGAGTCAGTGGTTCTGGTATAGCATAGTCAGACAGCTCGCGCAAGAGGATATAAGGCGATTTAACGACATTTATGACCTTAAGATGAGTGTGGTTATGGTAGAGCTTTCGTTCCTCTCTCAGAGGTCAATTTTAGATGAGGCAAGAATGCGAGCTGAGGAGGCTCGTCAGAAGGCACTCTATAGAAGGTAATTTGTAAATTTAAAAAAACAAAGTATGAACAACCTGCTTCAACTTTATGACATTACTAGCCAGTTCGCAGAGCGCCACCGTATGATTTCGGAGTTTGGCGTTCTTGGCTCTGAAGAAGAGATTGGTAGTGTTGAGTTTGAATATCGCAGTATGCAGTTGGTGGTTTCTAGCTCCAACATCTCTCGTGAGCTGAACAGACCCACTTTCCGGCTTAACTTCTCCCTTATCGTGATGGATAAGACTGTCGCTGGAGACCCTCGCGCTAGATTGCTTTCTACAGAAGAAAACATCTTTGTTATTGGTCAGTATCAAGATTACCTCCTACAGCAGGACAATGACGTGGAGTTTGAGGATGTTGAGGTTGTCAGCATTGACGACTCAGACGATTATGTAATAACAGTCGCATACTGCGACTTTGGCGTCAACTTCTCCCGCAAGGGTTACACCAATGCTATTGCATTGCCAGTGGCTCCAGCAATTACTGGAGTTCCCACAATCGGAGGGACCGTTGAAATAGGCGAGGTGCTTACTGCAACGGCGGCGTCAGCCACCGGAGTACCTATTCCTGTTACCGCTTGGCAGTGGCAGATTAGCGATGACGGTGAGACGGGATGGGCGAACGTCTCAGGTGAGACGAACAGCACATACACCATCGTAGAGGCAGATGCGTCCAAATACCTTCGGGTTGTTCAAACAGAAACTAATAGCGAAGCAACGGACACAGAGTACAGCGCATCAACAGTGCAAGTACCAGAACCCGTTGTTGAGCCTTAACATATAAATTATGGCACGTAAAAAGAAAGTAGCAACTCCCCAAACAACTTCCGTAGAAGAGGTAGTTGCGCAACCAGAAGTTAAAAAAGCACCGGCAGCAAAGCAGTACCGTTGCATTGAGTGTGGCGGAGATGTGGAAAACAAGCGTTGCAAGCGCTGTGGTGGCGCACTTGTGCGTGAGGTATGATATCTCGTCAGAAGCAGATATATGAGTTACGTAAGGCGGTTATTGATGAGTTAGAACTCAGAACCGTCAAAAAGCGTATGATTGCTGTATTGACAAACAAGAAGCAAGTATATAAGGGTAACCTTAAGGAGATAATTAATAAAATAAGCTACAGGAAGTCCATTAAGGTAACTAATACTGCCTTTGATGAAACGACGGGCTTTATGTATAGGGCAACGGTAAACTTTGAGTTTGATTTTGGCGAAAGCGGTTACGCAAAGTTTCTTGACATCGTTCCATATAGTGATATTACCTACAAATCAAGCGGTAGCGGCATAGAAAACCTTATGCGATGGATTAAAGACAAGCCGCTTGCCACTTGGAAAAACCCAGTTGGAATTAGCGATATACAACAATCAGAGCAGAAGCGAAGAAGGCTTGCATACGCAATTCGCAAGTCTCAAGACAAGAATGGCGGAGTCAAAAATAAAAGTAACTTCATTACGTTTACGCGCAGTAACATAACTACCGCAATCAATAAGGCCGCCGAAAGGTTTGTAAATTATTTGAGCACTGAACTATATCTGGAACTCAATCGGCAAATATTCTTTAAGTAATGGCTTCAAACACTTCAAAGCTGGCCCAAGAGGTCTTAGATTACTCAAAACAGATTGCAAAGCTCCGCGAAGAGTTAAACAAGCTGAAGAAGGGTACCGTTGATTATGAGGTAGCCGAAAAAAAACTTACGGAGGTAGAAAAGAAGGCCAAGAAGGCTAAAGACGACCTTTTAATCGCCACTGGGAAGCTAAACCGAGAAAACGCCAATCACAAAAAGTCAGTTGAAAAGTCAACTGAAGCCCTTAAGGAGTACAATAAAACCACAAAGGATACAACTGGCGGCCTTAGTAATATGGCCACAAGCTTCCTTAAGACTATTGCCACAGTTGGTAGGTTCTTCATTGCTTATCAAGCACTTAACCTTGTAATTAGCGCTTTTAAAGAACTCGTTATTGGCTCTGTTGAAACGTTTGTTAAGTTTCAAGACACATTAGGAAAGGTTCAGGCCGTAACAAGCGCTACAGCCTCAGATATGTCCAACATATCAAATGCAATTAAAACTACTGCCGTTGAGACTAGATTTACGGCAACTGAGATTGCAGACTTAGCTGTAGCACTAGGAAAGCTCGGAGCTACCTCTCAGGAGATTCCTGACCTGCTTCGTCCAATTTCAACCGCTGCACAGGCCGTAGGAGAAGATGTTGCAGCAGTTGGTGAGGCTATTTTAAAGACTAATAACCAGTTTGGCATATCGTCAAAGGATTCTGTTATAACTGCCGCAATATTCGCAGATGCGATTAATACGAGCGCATTGTCCCTATCTTCATTAAGCACAGCACTTCAGTACGTTGGACCATTAGCTTCTCAGGTCGGCCTGTCTTTAGCAGATACATCTGCGGATATGAAGGTGCTTGCGGATAATGGATTTACTGCATCAAAGATTGGTACTGGATTACGAAATATTTTTATTGAACTAAAGGAGTCTGGAAAGCCGTTGATTGAGACTTTAAAAGAGTTAGCAGATGAAAACATATCCTTATCAGAGGCTGTTGAGCTAGTCGGAAAGCGTTCAGCGGGTCAACTTGCGGTACTCCTTGAGAACATTGACATTATTGAAAAGTCAACCAGTGTCACAAGGGCATTGACACAGGCGCGCGTTGCCGAGGCGGCTCAAATGAAAACCACAGCGGCACAAGCTGATGTTTTAAAGGCTATTTACGAGAATCTTCAGTTATCACTTGGAAAATCTATTGCAGATAACGAAGTATTGTTGAATAGTATTGGCGCACTTGATAGCGGGGCAGAGCAGATGTTGCGTAAGCAAATAGCATTAAGTCAAGTATTTTCACGTCCAGGAGGAACGGAAGCTTACGAGAGAGCCTTGAAGAAAGTAGCCAATAATGGTGTTAAACCACTTACAGCAACACTAGAACTTCTTGCTCAGGTCGGAATACAATCTTCAAAAAAACTTGAAAAGGAATACAACGAGTTAGCTATTGGTATAAATCGTACAGAAAGCGAAGTTGAGTCCTTATTGATTTCTTTAGCACAAACATCAAGGAACTCACAGGAGTTTAAAGAAAAAATGGTAGAAGCCTTTCGCGCGCAGGGGCAATCACTTAATGACGCAAGATTTTACGCAATTAAATATTTTCGTTCGTT